ACAATCACATTACCTTTCTCAGTAAACGCTTTAGGTTTCCACCCGAAGTGCTGTAGATACTTAGCAATCTGCTGACGAGAACCGAGATTAAACTCAGGTAAATCATAATACCCCCACTCTTCTTCAGGTTTTAATCCTTCTTCAAGTCGCCAGTAAGCACCCTTGTCTAATTGCTTTAGGTAGTTTACTGTCTTCCTCCCGTCTTTAGTGTGAGTTCTATCACCTAACCAATGAAGAGGTGTCCATACAGGCAGAGGTTCAAATCTCTTGTGTACCTCATCCTCTATGTCCATCACCTTCTCTTTCATCTCAGCGAGTAGTTCATAAGCCCTCCTCTCGTTTAGTAACATACCATTATCGGTCTGCTTCTGAATGATATCAGCAGTCTTGTGTTCTATCTCTGATGACTCTGTATTTTCTTGTTCATCGAGGTGCTTATATAAAGCCTTAGTAACCCTAACATCCTGTTTGCAATACTCTAACATCTCGTGGTTATACTCTTCCCAACCACCTTTATAATCACCCTTGTAATTACCTAGCCTCTCACCCCAAGAGCGAAGGCTATGACCACCCTCTAAACTAGGGTTGTTAAGTCTACTAAGTACGAGAGTGTCCCGAAAATTAAAATCCCAACGAAAGCCACTAAGCCTACGCAAGATAGGAACATCAAAAGAAATAATGTTGTGTCCAATAAGCGTATCGACATCCTCTGATGCCAACCAGTCTCGAAAATATCCATATGTATTTCCTCCTATAAAATTATAAACAGTAGACTCACCATTATCAAGCATTGCACATATGCAATGTACTCGAGTAGCGTTAAGTCCGTCAGTTTCTATGTCAAAAAAAGCCTTCTGTGTCATCCAGTACCTCCGTCAGTCTACCTGTCTCTGCATCATATTGTAGTTTACAGGCTTTGCCAGTTAATCCTGAGAACCTATTCTTTAGAACCCTAACAGTAGTCTGATTCCTAATAATAGGGTCTTCTGCCTGTTGATTACGTTCTAATCCTAAGACTATATCAGACAGTTGTGCGATAGAGGACGAACCTCTTAACTCTGCTAGGCTTATCTGCCCACCATCTTCGTGAGCCTTGCCTTGAGGTCGTTTTAAGTGAGAGATGAGGAATAATCCTACTCCTGTCTCTTGTACTATCTTCCTCAACTTAGTCATAATAGCATCAATAGTCTTACGTTCATCTAAGATACCATCTTGGTCGCTCACAACGATTGATAAGTGGTCTAACACAATCCACTTACAATCAAAAGATTTAGCATAAGTTCTAATCACATTAAGTAGAGAGTCTTCCGACATACTACCGAAGTGGTCATAGAAATAAACATTCTTATCACCAACTGACTTCTGCCATAGAGACTTCTTATCTTCGAGACTTAACTCTCTCTCATATTGTGGTATATGGATAGGTACGTTAGCCTCAATAGACATCAGACCTTTCACACTACGTTCAATAGATTCTTCTAAGTGAATGATAGCAAGATTATCATTAGTTGTATTTAAGATGTAAGACTCTAATTCTTTAACTAAGCTAGTCTTACCCATACCTGCACCGCTAGTGATAGTTACGAGTTCCTTCTCTCTGAATCCGTAGGTCAATTTGTTTAGACCTGCATACGGGTAATCTATAGTCCGTACATCTTTATCCCTTAATATATGTTCCCAAGTATCACTACCTTTAATGATACCTGCGGGTGTATAAGGTTCAGCAGACCACCAAGCGTTAGTGAACTCTTTAATCTTACCGTTTACTAGCATCTCACTAGCGTCCTTCATAGGTAGCTTACATACCTTTAGTTTACCGACAGATATAATATCCTGTACAGATTTAACTGCTTCCCAACCTGCTTTATCTTGGTCGAAACATAGAACGACATTATCAAAAGACTCAATGTATTCTAAGTTCTCTTTGACGTCCCTAGAGGCTGAATTAGAGCCGTTCTTTAGTGAGACTACCTGCCACTTGCCATCAAACATTTCGCTGACGGAAAGGGCATCTATCTCACCCTCACATATAGTTAGGTACTTACCTCCTGAACGGTTTACTCCCTGACCAAAAAGACCTGAGCCTCTATTAGTTCCTATTATTTGAAATTCTTTAGTCGCAACAGTTCTCTCTTTATAGCCCAATAGATTGTTACTATCAGTAGAGTCGAAGTATGGGTAGTAATGTTTATCTACCTTACCTCCTTTATCGAAACTCACAGTAACACCAAACTTAGATGTTATATTAGATGAGATTCTTCTGTCTTTGATTGCAGAACCAGTAACACCACGAGGTGTAATTGTTGACTGGTGCATTGATTGTGTCTCCTTAGAATGATTAGTGGTGGTGGTAGTGGTGGCACTAAAAGTTAAATCGTTTAACTTTCCTTTCTCATAGTGTCCACAAGCGTTACAATAACCGTGTCCATCAGAATAGACTGAGAGGTTATCACCTGCTTTGTCCCCACCTGTATCTCTACAGGCAGGACAAGGCTTATGTTCTACAAATGTAGAGGCTTTATGCGAAGAACTCATTAGTCTCATCATCAGATGATTTATAGCCCTCAGTACGCTCGTGTACCTTAACAGCAGTTAAGTATGTAGCAACACCGTGTTGGGGGTGTGCATTCCCCGCTTTCCATAGTACCTCAACTTTAGATTCAGCACCGAAATCGTGTCCGATTGCCTCACCATCAGTAGTTTTTACCATTTCAAAAGACAACGGATATTTAGTAGAGAATTTTCTAGCTCTGTAAGTTCCTCCGTCCTCATTACCTTCTTCATCATAAGATTTGATAGTGCGAACTTTGACACCTGCTTTCTCTAGTGCCTTAACTTCTTTATCATCTACAGCAATGGTTAGGGTGTACTTACCTGTATCCTCACCATTGAATTTTTCCGTACTGTCTAGATAGACGTACTTTGCTATACCTTTAGTTATCATAGTTTTTATATCCTTGAGACCAATAGAAAAGAGATTGCTATGGCGGTCTCTTAGACCACAACAATCTATATAAATAATTAGGTGGTAGTCTTTCTTTTTTTTGAGTTTAAAACTACCAAAACATTAACTCGCAACTTAAGTTCTTTTTTTAGAGTAGTTGAACCAAGAGCCATTCTAAACAAACTACTAGAAACAATCCTAAAGACTCAACTAAAGTGATAATCATAATGGTTATAACTTTAATTGAATCTATAGTAATATTATAAACTATTTTCTAAGGATTGTCAATATTTATATCCTCTTTATTTATAATGGCATCATCATCATCTAACCAAGTATACGGATTAGAGTGATACCTACAGGTATTACATAAGTCTAAAAATTCAGACTTACTAAAAGGGTCTCTCGCCTTAGATTCCCACTCACTTAGAACCTTATCACAACATTTGCATCTCATAAGTCCTCCTTTTTAGTAGCAAATCTTTGTATAAAATCAGATATCCCATTAGACTTATAATGTTTATGTGGATATCCAGTAGGTAGATAAACATTCCATCTTCCAGTTGTATAGTAATAAGAATAGACACCTCTGTCTGTTTTTATCCAAAGCATCTTAGCACCACTCCTAACTACATACAAAATATCCATAAAATTTAGATATTCTTCTACTTCTTCTAAAGTTTCGTTAGTGTTCCTCCTAAAGACTACTTCACCTTTAGAATTAACTCTATCAAAAACATATCCATTTGGTTCGTGCCGTTTTCCTTCTAATCTTCTCATAAGAAGTCCTCCTCATTGAGTACATCTTTATTCTCATAAGTTATAGTTATACCTTCAGCATTAACTTTAGGTTCATTAGTGAACCCATTTCCTCCTGCATCAGTATCGAGCCAACCTATAGAATAGTTAGAATCTCGCATAGAATACTCCCTAGCTGAGAGTTCATCTAAACCCTCAGCCATAGTATTACCTTGTCCGTCAGTGACGAACCAAGAGAATTGTTGTCTGTCGTAGACAGTCTTTAGTCTTTCCATTAGTGGTTTCTTATTCATTAGACACCTCCTGTTCACCAACTAGAACAATATCACCACCTTGAGACTTAACCTCTTCCCATTCGCAATCACTAGAGTGTAGGATACACCTAGCTTCCTCTTCAGACTTTGCTTTTATAGTAGTCTGTTCAGTGACATCAACCAACATTTCAAAAGTATATTCATTCATTAGACACCTCCTCTAAATCGTCAAGTTCAACAAGTTCAGCAACGTGAGACCAATCTAAATTAGGGGCATCAAACATTTTAATAGTCCCATCATCATTTAGTATCTCATTACCATCATCATCTCGTACATAAAATGTACATTCCCATACACCTATACTTAATTTTACATTAGGATATGGAAATCTTTCTATCTTTTTTATACTCATAAGTTATCCTCCTCAATTTCTACTAATTCAACACCACTATAGATAGCTTCACTACCCCAAGTGTCTTGGTATGCTTCTGTTTTAGCCATTTCAACTGCTTCTTCTTCTGTATTAGCTTCTATATCTGTATAGAAAACAGTAGTTACATCTAAAGTTACTTTATATTTCATATCATTTATCCTCATATTAAATTAAAAAAGTTAAACATTTAACTTTCTACTGGTCTTACTATAAAAACCACTATATTAATGATTTTTAGGCTAAAACCTAGAAAAGAGAGCCTCGAGGATTCGATTCTCGAGGACTTCTCTTATCAAGTGATACTCAGCTATTGCTTATTTCATACTACACCTCCTCTAGTCTATAGTAAGCCTCTGTCATCTTAGAGGCAAAAATTGAATCAGCATCAAGGTACTCATACCTTCTTAAATCTTCATCATCATTAGCCCAAAATATAGACTCACCTATATAGAGTATTAATTCAATCGGACTTATCTTATGCTTTAACATAGTTAAAATAGCACTCGGAAAGTTTAACATTCTATCATCTTTATCAATTACAAAAGAATCTATAATGCTTTCCATAATATTAATTTCTTTTTTAGTCATTAGTATACTCCTCCAATAACAGACCAAGTGTCCGTCTTTATATCTCTTTGAAACTCAATATCATTAGCATCATCAAAGGTAGTAGAATTAGTTCCGTCCATATTATAAGCGTGAAGTTCACCACTTTTAAAAGAACGAATAATTATAATACCTCTTGAAAAATCCTTAGATATAAGCGTTCCAATATCTAGAATACTAGTCTTATCATCCATAAAACCAATACGGACAACGTGTCCAATATCATCTGTTAAGTCTACCGTTTTTCTCATAGGCACATCTTTTTCAAAAGCACCCTTTGTATTTACTATTATTTTCTTCATTTTATTTTTCCTCTAGTTATAAAGAGTCAAGGCTCTATCACTAAAGCCTTGAGTTTTTATGACTGTGTGAGAGGCTTTAAAATGCGATTCTCTAGCATTTCAACAATCTCTGATGGGACATCATAGCAACCATCACAATCGACTATCTCCCACGTATTATCGCTAACCTCAATGTCAAAATTACCACATCCACCGTCCTCGCCATATTCGATATGCTCGAACCAACCGAAGGTAAAATCTTTCCTTACCTCACCGTGATAATTTTTAGTTTCAAACCTAAAATGTTTTAGGTCTCTAAGTTCTGATTTTAAAAGTCTATTCTCATCTTCAACCTTGCTAAGGTCAGCTAGTATTCTCTTAACCTGTGACGTATAAAATTCTTCAGTTACAACAGGCACATCTTTTAGTGTATTGTCCATTTTATTTTCCTCTTATATTTAATAGGCTCTTAAGGTGTCCTAGTTGACCTTCTTACACCTAAAAACCCCCAATTAAGGGGGTTAGTAGGCTAAGCATTTTTAGTGTCTTAAAATCAATCCTAGTTAGTTCTATAAATAAAGAAATCATTTAATTCTTCTTCATTTCCATCATAACTAGATATAAAATGTGCTATCCCATCTTGACCGATAGCATCAGCAATAAACTCATCCATATCTTTAATTGAGTTTGTTATTAACTCGTTTACATCTTCGCATTTGTCCTGTAATGCTTCAAATATTCCTTCATCAATGCCTGTATGCTCTGCAAGGAATGACGGATTAAATGCCCATACAGAATCTTTTATATAATCTTCTGCACTTTGGTATGCCTCAGCATCTGTTAAAACTAGATACTCTTGATTGCCTAACTCAAATGTATCTTCATTATATCCCTGCTCGATTTGGTCAGTATCACACTCAAGAAACTCAGCTATTGTTTTTAGTTTTTGGTTTTTCATTTTGTTTTTTTCACCTTTATAGTTATATTAAAATCTCTACTTAATTGTAAAGAGTTAGGACTCTATTACTAAAGCCCTAAGTTTTTACAGTGCATCTAGTATACCACCAAATCCGCCCATCTTGAACACTTTTTCAACAGGCTTAACTTCTGCCTTTCTCTCTGTATCTGTAACTTCAAATAATCCCACTAACGGGCATTTTGTACCTTGCGCCCAATCGTGTACTATTCCATTCTTAACACCTACAGCGTGGTCTTTAATGAATACTATATAACTCTTTCGAGGGTTTAAGTAGTTAGTGCAATTATTAACAGTCATAGTCTTACCATCTGCTAAAACTCTAATCTCACGCTTTGTATATTTTCTTATTTGGTATCTATTTTTTAAACCTAGAAACTTATTAATAGCGTTATATCCTACCCAACAATCCGAAGTCCTGAGACCTCGACCTTTAACCCTGTGTGCGTGTTTCTCTAGTAACCTATAACCTTGTTCATAATCTAAATCAAAAGCCACACAACCAGCTAACACGGTGCAAGAACCTTTGTCTTTGTTTACCTTTGAATCGGCATACAATTTATTATATCTTTCCGTCTGCATTTTTCCTCACCTCGCTTTTAGTTTTCAAGAGTTAGGACTCTAGATTGCTAAAGTCCTAAGTTTTGAAAAGTTAAATGTTTAACTTTTTACTCACCTGCAAAATTATCACAAAAGATTCTAACATCTGCAACTGTCCTGCCGTGCTTATCCATTAATGTCATAAGTTCTTCATCAAATGTCTTTTCTGCGGTTTTCTTTGATGGTGTAATGATTACTTTAAACTTACCTAAATCATCAGCCGTGAACGGGAAATCATCACCAATCATTGTAGACTTAACCTTTTTAATTGTCAGCTTGAATTTCTTATGACGCTCAGGTTCTTTAACTGTGTCGAGAGATTCACGCTGTACTATAGGCATTTTAATCCTAGTTTGCAATTCATTTTTAATACTAGATTTTAGCGCCTTTAGTTTATCGCCTGTCAATGTGTCCATTTGATATTCCAATTCTTGCGTCAATGGGTTTTCAAAATTCTCATCTGTCGCACCTAATAGTACTATCAAATCTTCAGCGATTGAATCGCCTTTCTTTTGATTACCAATTAAATCCTTGATGGTATCCTGTGCTAATTGTTTTTGTTCTTCTTTGTTCATTTTGTTATCACCTTTATAGTTATTATATTTGGGTTTCTCATCAGTAGTGTCTTCACCCGTGACACTAGACGCCCTTTCGGGCGTTTCGCTTATTGCTTGTATTCTACTGCTTCTTCGATTAATTTCCAGCTTTTAAAATCAAAGGTTCTGTAATTATCTAACTTGAACCACATTCTTTTGATTTTCTCATCAGTATTAATCATAAGAAAAGCAACTGTGTGATTATCTAAATCTATATCTGAATCGTGAATACTTAAATCGTTTTTGATAAATTTTAAATCAGTCTTTTTTAAAGTTATACATTGCAACTCAAGACCACCAGTATTTTTTTCAAACATTTTTGCTATCTTAATAATATCTCTAACTGCGTATATATGTATCGTGTTTTCATTTTTTGTTGTTTTCATAATCGTCTCATTTAGTTTAAAAGTTAACACCTCTTTTTGTTGGTGTTGGTAATATTATATATCATAAATGCAACCTGTCAACAACTAAATTAACTAAATAAATATATAGATATAAATAGTTAAACATTTAACTTTTTTCTATACCTATATATATGTATGTCTAATTATGGTGCTATTGCTTAATAATGTAGCAATATATCCAAATACGCCCAACAATGCCCCAAATTTGGACGTTTGTTACTAACCTTGCTAATGATATAACTATAATAATAATAATTGATTTTACTTTCTGAGCCACTATTATTTCTAAGTGGTACTACTATACCACTTGAGTATAATCTCTTGATTTAGGCTATGTGTTAGAGGTCTAAGCCATTTGTTGTACTATTGCAACACACTTGTTGTATTAATATTACATCTGTTATATTAAAGAGACAAGGCTAAATATTCATACTCACGTTCTCTTTCTTCTCACTTATGCAACATCTGTTGTATTTATGAGACATCTGTGGGATTAATACTACAGTACCACTTATGCAACAACTGTAGTATTTATGAGACACTTGTTGTATTAATACTACAGTCTCACTTATGCAACATATGTTGTATTTATGCAACACATCTGTTGTATTTATGAGACACACCAGCACCTGTTGTATTTATACGACACATTTGTCTCATAAGTGCAACATCTGTTGTATATATACCACAAGTGCCCTAGGGGAGGCTCATTGGCTATGTTTGGGAATTTAATGGTGTATCAAACGCAGATTGGAGAGAATTTGGGTATTTTCTGCTGTTTACTAGAGTATTTCTAGAAATCTGGAGATGCGGGGAGGGACTTAAGTATTAATTGAGCTCTTACTATTGACATTTGTAAGAAAGTATGCTATAATATTACTATAGATAAGATTTTATCAATGTCTAAAGATTCACCTAAAAGGCTTCACTTAGAAATAACCTTTATTATCATTCTAAATATTTCTCTTTTAGTGAACTATAGTATAACTAAGGAGAGAATAGGATATGTCTTCAAAACACAAAGGTTCGCCTAACCTATATAAAGGTATGAAGTCTCTTAATCCAGACGGAAGACCTAAAGGCAGTGTGAACAAGTTTACAGCTCTAAGTAGAGAGTTAATGTCTAACAAAGGACCTGAGATAGTACAGAAGGTTATAGACTTAGCACTCGAAGGTGACAGGACTTGTCTTAAAATGTGTATGGATAGGATTATTCCTACTACAAAGGCAGTTGAATTTAGGTCATCAGAAGATAAAGGTAATATAATTATTAATGTTGGTGCTCTGGAAACTAAAAGGATAGAAATAGAGGAAAAAGATAAGAAAGAACTAACGTATGAAGATGGAGTAATAATAGATGAAGCCACTATAGATGAAACGATAGTAAGTATAGCTAATGGCTAGAGAGCTAGATGTTAAATTACATCCGGCACAACTAGAGATATTCAACAGTACAGCCCGATTTAAGGTAGTAAGTGCGGGTAGACGCTTTGGTAAGTCTAGACTAGCAGCTTGGATACTTATTATTAAGGCTCTTCAGTCGGATAGTAAGGATGTCTTCTATATAGGTCCTACTTTCCAGCAAGCTAAAGATATTATGTGGAATATGCTCAAGGAACTCCTGCAAGGGACAGACCTTATAGAGACTACCCACGAAAATACAGCTACTATGAAACTTACTAATGGTAGAAGGATTAGCTTGAAGGGTTCAGATAGACCTGATACTCTGAGGGGCATAGGGCTTGCATATGTCGTCCTCGATGAGTACGCTAATATGAAGGTTGAGGTGTGGGAACAGATAATTCGTCCTACTCTGGCAGATGTGGCAGGTGGTGCACTCTTTATTGGCACTCCAGCAGGTAAGAATCACTTCTATGACTTGTTTCTAGAAGCAGAAAAGGATGAAGATTGGGAGACATTTCAGTATACAACTGTAGATAACCCTCTAATTGACCCTAAAGAGGTAGAAGTTGCTAGAAGAACTATGTCTAGCCAAGCCTTTAAACAAGAGTTTGAAGCTAGTTTTGTGTCTTTTACGGGTGGTATATTTAAAAATGAATGGATTAAGTATGATGAAGATGAGCCAGAAGAAGGCAATTACGTTATTGCGGTTGACCCTGCGGGCTTTGAACAGGTTGAGAAAGAGCGTGGTATCAAGGGTAGTAAGTTAGATGAAACTGCTATTGCTATCGTTAAAATCTCAGGTGATAGATGGTGGGTTAAAGATATACTCCACGGTAGGTGGAATATTAAAGCAACTGCTACTAAAATATTACAGGCTGCGATTGAAAATGAAGCAACTATTGTAGGAATTGAATCTGGTGCGTTAAAGAATGCCATACTTCCTTATCTCGAAGATGAGATGAGAACACAAGGTAGATGGGTTGTGATTACAGATGTAACCCACGGTGGCAAGAAGAAAGCGGATAGAATTACTTGGGCTCTACAAGGTCGACTAGAGCACGGGAAGATTACATTTAATAGAGACCCTAGGTGGAATGGTGAACTGGAGAGTCAGCTTATGGACTTCCCCAGCAAGCAGAGTCACGATGACATTATCGATGCTCTCGCCTATATAGACCAAGTAAGTGTAGCAGACTTTATGCACACAATAGAATTAGAAGAGGAATGGAAACCTTATGATGAAATTGCAGGATATTAAATATGATTGAAGGTTCGGAAACTAAATTTCAAGGCTTGGCTGGATGGTTGAGCTCTCGTTTAGAAGAGTGGCGGAATCATAGAGATTCCAATTATCTAGATTCTTGGGATGAATACTATCGTCTATGGCGAGGTATATGGTCGGCTAGTGATAAGACCAGACAATCAGAGAAATCTAGATTGATAGCACCTGCTTTACAACAAGCGGTAGAATCCTCAGTCGCAGAAATCGAAGAGGCTACATTTGGACGTGGGAAATGGTTTGATATCAAGGATGATATGTTGGACCAAGACCCTTCAGATGCTGAATACGTACGTAACCTGCTACAAGAGGACTTAGAATCTACAGGTGCGAAGGATGCCCTATGTGAAGTCTTTCTCAACGGTGCGGTGTATGGTACAGGGATAGGAAAGATATCTGTAGAAGAGAATACTTGGAAGTATCCAGTAGAAGTTCCTGTTGAAGGGACTATGACAACCCAAAGAATAATGAAAGAAGAGACTGTTGTTGATGTTAAAGTAGAAGCTATCAGTCCTAAAGAGTTCTTAATCGACCCTTCAGCCACAAGTATAAAAGAAGCATTGGGTGTCGCCCACGAAGTTATTAAACCCAGACATAGTATAATTGAGGGTATAGAAAATGGTACATATAGAGATATACCTATAGAAGGTAGTTATAATATGGAGAGATTGAAGGGTTTCGACCCTGAATCTTCTAGAGCAGATGCTTCAGACCAGATTAAAATTACTGAATATTGGGGTAAAGTACCCGCTAGATTCTTAGAAGAGAATGAATCTATGGATGATTTTGAATATAATGAAGATGAATTAGTTGAAGCAGTAGTTACAATAGCTAATGATAGTCATATATTAAGAGCAGAACGTAATCCATTTATGATGGAAGATAGACCTTTCGTCAGTTATCAACACGATATAGTCCCAAATAAATTCTGGGGTAGAGGAGTCTGTGAGAAAGGTTTCAATCCACAGAAGGCTTTAGATGCAGAGATGAGAGCGAGAATAGACTCTCTAGCACTAACAACTACACCAATGATGGCAGCAGATGCCACCAGATTACCGAGAGGTGTCAAGCTAGAGGTTCGTCCCGGCAAGACAATCCTTACTAATGGAGACCCTAGACAGGCTATTATGCCTCTAAGTTTAGGAAGCACTGACCAGAATACATATAATCAAGTAGCTAGTCTACAGAATATGATACAAATGGGTACTGGTTCTGCTGATTCAACGCAACAGAGTGCAGAAAGAGCTACATCTGCTGGTATGTCTATGCAACAGTCTTCTGCCATTAAGAGACAGAAGCGTACACTGATGAACTTCCAAAATACATTCTTAATCCCTATGATTAATAAGTGTCTCTGGAGGAAGGTACAGTTTGATGAAGCTAGATATCCTGTCGCAGATTATAAGTTTGTACCTTATTCTACTATGGGTATTATGGCTAAAGAGTTAGAATCACAGCAGATGGTAAGTTTGTTACAGGCTATACCTAAAGATTCTCCTGCATTTAATGTGATATTACTATCTGTATTCCAGAACTCTAGTATGCACAATAGAGACCAAGTAGTACAAGCTCTTATGGAGGGTATGCAACCTAATCCTGAAGAAGAGCAAATGGAACAGATGGCTAAAGAACTAGGATTACAGCAAATGCAAGCTGAAATACAGAAGACTATGGCAGAAGCTCAAGAAGAGCAGACTAAAGCTATGAAGAATGCAGCAGAAGCAGGAGCAGCACAGCCTAATGAATTGAAGATTCAAGAGAAGTTCCTTAAACTACAGAAAGACTTAGCAGCTATTGATAAGCTAAGGGCGGACACAGAGAATGTTCATAGTGAAACTATGAGAAATATTCCTGAAGTAGAGCATCTTAAGTCTGAAACTCTCTTAAATATAGCATCAGCAACGGAGAAGTTGCAAGGATAAATCGTGGTAACAGACGATAAAGAATTTTATGACAATAGAATAAATCTAGTCGGGACTGATGGATGGATAGACTTAATTGAAGAATTAAAAACTCTATCCGAATCAGTAAAACGAATAGATTCTATTGAGAACGAAAGAGACCTTTGGTTCGCTAGAGGTCAGTTGTCGATTTTAAGACAGATGATTGTTTTAGAAGAGGCGACAAAAACAGCGATGACAGAACTAGATTTATAGCGTCATCATTTTTAAAACTTCATAATCCCTAGAGGGACGGAGGCAGTGATATGAGCAGTATAGTAGTAGACCCTGATGTAATTTCAGAAGATGTAGAGGTAGAAGACACGGTAGAACCAGATGAAACCCAAGATTTAGGAGCAGAAACAGAAGAACCTGCTTTTGAAATCCCGGATAAATTCTCAGGTAAGAGTGTAGAGGATATAGTTAAGAGTTATCAGAACTTAGAACAAGAACTTGGACGTAAGAGCCAAGAGATTGGTGAGTTAAGAAATCTCTCAGATAGTTTCCTCAAAGCCGAAATATCTAGAAATGACGGACAGACAAGTTCACAAACAGAAAACTCAAACAATGAGACAGAGAGTGATTTTTTTGAAGACCCCAATAAAGCGGTCAATTCTTTAATAGAGAATCATCCGAAGTTTCAGGAGTTCCAAAAGTTCCAAGCTAAACAATCGCAAGATACTAGCAAAGGACAACTGGAACAGACTCATCCGGATTATATAGAGATTGTACAAGATTCTAATTTTCAGGATTGGGTTAAAGCTAGTAAATTTAGAGTTAACTTATTTGAACAAGCTGATAAGTATGACTATGATGCAGCCGATGAATTATTGACGCACTGGAAAGAGCGTTCTATGATTGATAAGACTGCTGAAGTTCAAAAGAAACAAAAAGCTACGAGAAAAAAGAACCTAAAAGCTGGTAAGACCGAATCCAGAGTATCATCGGAATCTACAGCGGGTAAGAAAATATATCGAAGAGCAGACCTCATAAGATTAAAACAGAGTGACCCTAATAGATATGCAGACTTAGCTGATGAAATATACAATGCCTATGCAGAAGGAAGAGTCAAATAATATTAACATTACTATACAGGAGTAATTTATGGCAACAGGTGTTATAGGCACTAACCATCAAACGACTACTACAGGTGCAAATTTCATACCAGAACTATGGTCTGATGAAACTATTGCAGCGTATAAGTCGAACTTGGTGGTCGCTAATTTAGTTACTCGCTTAAATCATAAAGGTAAGAAAGGTGATACAATTCACATTCCAACACCGGTACGTGGTTCAGCGACAGCTAAAGCAGCAAATACAAAAGTATACATTCAGGGTGACACTCATAGCGTAACCAATCTTTCGATTGATAAGCATTATGAATACTCTGTCTTAATCGAGGATATCACTGAGGTTCAAGCACTTTCAAGCCTCCGCAAGTTTTACACGGACGATGCGGGATATTCTTTAGCTAAGCAAGTTGACACTGACTTAGTCACTTTGTGGGAAGGTTTACAAGCCGGAACAGTTGGTGGTTCTAATGCAGCAGCTTGGGAAAAAGCATACATCGGTTCAACCGGTGCATCTTTTTATACGGGTAACTCATCTAATGCAGCAGATATTACAGATGCTGGAATTAGAAAGTTATTGCTTTTACTTGACAACGCAGACGTACCAATGGACAATCGTTCATTAGTAGTTCCGCCTATCTGCGCTAACGATATGTTAGGTATCGCAAGATTCACTGAACAACAGTTCATTGGTTCTGGTGATGCTATTAAGACTGGCAAGATTGGACAAATCTACGGTGTAGATGTGTTCATTAGCTCTAACTGCCCTACTACTACAACAGCTAATACTGCTACTGATAGAGTCGGAGTGCTTATGCACAAAGATGCTCTAGCTCTAGCAGAGCAAGTTGGTGTGCGTTCGCAGACTCAGTACCAGCAGCAATATCTTGGTGACTTGTTTACAAGTGACACAATTTATGGCGTTGGAGAGCTACGTGATGGCGCAGGCGTTGCGTTTGTAGTTCCGGGTACTTAATAGTTAGCTAAACCCTAGCCCCCTCTAATCTGAGGGGGTTTCATTTAGTTAATTATAAGGAGTAGACATATGCCTTGGGGAGTAGGAACATATGGAAAGACTAGGGGTAGACCACCTAAAAGGACTAAGAGACGAAAGAAGAGATAACTATGCCTATTTATGAATTTCAATGTAATAGTGACCACACTTTTGAGGAGTGGTGTTCATACGAACAGAGTAAACTAGGTTTTGAGTGCCCTGAATGTGGTAAGAAAGCCAAGCGTATCTACTCAGTATCCGCTGTTAAACCTACATTTGGTAATCAAGATACCTTGTGGAATCATAGAGAGAAGCATAGAAAGAAACATATGATACCAAATCAATCTTATACAGGATAATATGCCACATATATTAGAAGACTCTACAAGTAGCCTAGAACTTTCAGCGTTCAAGGAAAAATTACGTCTACTCTATAATCAAATATTAGAAAAGGTATATAAGAGAGAAAATCCCGGGGCTAATCCAGAAGAGATTCAAGCCTATGTAGAAGAGAATGGTCTTCAGTTTCCAGAGGAAGTAGAGAGTACAGAAGAGATAGATGAAGAGATAGAAGAGCTAATGAATATGTTAGATACTCTAGTTCCTTCAGA